TAAACTACACGAGGATTAAATAATGGCTATTGTATCTACACAAGGTTCTATTAATTTTATAAGCCCTATTACTTGGCGCAACAAAGAGTTAGAAAGAACTGACTCTCTTGCTTTATTACCAGACCACCCTCAAGCAACACAAATTTTGGCGTATCGTCAGGCGTTGCGTGAGTGGCCGTCTACTGTAGATTATCCAGATACTCGACCAGTAATGGGAGAATAATTAATGGCTTTAACTAAAATAACGTCAAAGATGACTGACGATACTATCCCACAGAAGACTGCTCATGGGGCTATGAAGCTACCCGTGGGTGGTACAGGGCAAAGACCTACAGGTGAAGCTGGTGATCTACGTTATAACTCTACTACTGGTGAGTTTGAAGGCTACACGACAGAGTGGGGTTCTATTGGTGGATCAGTCGCAACAATTACGCCTACATTGACCGCTTCAGACAACGTTATAACAGTCACTAACGCCAGCAGTTATAATCAACCAGTTTTTCTTGTAAAATCAGGAAATAATGTAGTAGATCAAACCTACGATAACGCGACAGGTACTATTACACTTGGACATAAAGTTTTAGGAAATATCGTTACAAATGTTTCACTTACAGTCAAAGCGCAAGACTTTGGGTTAGCAGGAAGCGATGAGAGTACCTTGTCTGTTACTTATGCACCAGCCTTTAAATACTATAGGTTTAGGAATTTTACTTGGGGTAGTTCTAATGCTCCCATGATATATAGATTAGTTTTATTCTCAGGACCTAATGGAACAGGAACAACAGTTGCGGGAAATGGCGTAGTGAACCCAATGTATTATACCGCTTCGTTTGCACATTCTAGCTACCCATTTGTTAACGCAACGAGTTCCACCACTTCGAGATGGTGGCTTTTAGGACATAACCAAGCGCAAACAACATCATCTGATTATTTTACTTATTCCGCCTATTCCCCTGTTACGGTTAGAAGCGTACTTGTATCCACTAACGGTACATATAGATTAGCAACTGTTGACCTTCAAGGTTCTAACGATAATGCCACTTGGACGGAATTAAAAACAATTGCTACGCCCACTGGAACAAGTGGCGTTCAGACAACAACGGTGAACTTATGAGCATGAAAGAAGACTGTCAACAAGCCATTTATGGATACGCCCCACAAATGCGGCAAACCAACGCTCTTCTTTTAGGAGACTTTAGAGAGTATGTTGAAGAAGCAGTTTCATCCTTGAAAGCGCACTACCATGTGCTTAAAGAAGCAGGTGATACAGAATGGTTTATTCCAGATGACCTTAAAGAGAGACTAGACGCAGACAAACCTTACTAGGACATAAACATGGCTACAAAAATTGTAACAAAGAATAGTTCCACAGCTTCAGCAGTACCAACTGCCAGTGATCTTGTGCAGGGTGAACTAGCTGTTAATGTAACTGACGGTAAGTTATACACAGAGAACGCTAGTGCCGCTATTGTTGAACTAGGTGCTAAGTGGGGAGGCTACACAGTCTCTACAGCTTCTTCAGGAACAGACGCGAACACTATCTACTTTAGGACTTAATCGTGAGTATCTTTATAGGCGGTACTGAAATAACTGACATACAGATAGGTAGCACAGCTATCAACAGTGTGTACGTAGGCGCTAATAAAGTATGGGAAAGGTTTACTGGTTTAGATACGCAGACAGTTACTGTAGGTACTACTACTTCTGGCCCAAGCACTCCTGTTATTATTTGGTGGGGATATGCCGGTGACTCTTTCGTACATGGTTCAGTTAGTGATGGAACGAGCAACATGTATAGTGGCGCGTCTTACAGGGCTATAGATTCGTTTACTGTGTCTAATGATCCCAGCTATGGCTATACTACTTTACTATACATTCAAGGCTCTCTACCTAACACTGGTTGGACTACAATGACTGTCGATGGTGTAGCTTTTAATCGAACAGACGCTACCTATACTCAAGCTGCTACAACAAGCTGGGCATGGGGCAATGCAACAACTACTTCTCCTTTCGGGTCTACAATAGGTGCAACTAAACAGGTGGTCTTCACATGATAAGCTATGAAACAAGACAAGATGGTGATGTTACCTTTGCTACGTTTACAAGAGAAGGCACATACTTTGAAGTACCTACAGTAGCCGGACAAACAGAAGAAGAGATACAGGCCACTATACAGACATCGTTAGACACCTACGATTTAATTCAGGAGATGCAAGGTGATTGATCCAGTCACGGCCATCAGCATAGCCACTAACGCCTTTGGTACAATCAAACGAATGATAGCGGCTGGTCGTGAAGTAGAGGATACACTAGGACAAATAGGGCGTTGGTATGGCGCTGTAAGTGATTTAAATGAATGTCAACGTAGAGCAGAGAACCCACCATTGTTTAAGAAGATTGTGTCATCACAGTCTGTTGAGCAAGAAGCAATGCAGGTATATGCTCATCAAAAGAAAGTACAACAACAAGAGAAGGAACTCAGAGAACTCCTGATGTACACCTATGGTAAGTCAGGATACACAGAGTTAGTAGCTTTACGTAGAAAAATTAAGGAACAACGAGAGAAGACTATATACGCACAGGAGCGCAAGCGTAAGGCAGTATTCTGGAACACTATACAGATCGCAGGCATTTTAACATTAGCCGCTGGTCTTTACTTTACAATCTCTTTGATCATAGGACAGGGAAATGGATGAACCAACTAAAGATATACTAGACGTAGCCGCAGGCTCTACAGCAGTATTAACTATGGCGGCCTGGTTGCCACCAGCAGCATCTTTGCTGACTATTGTGTGGCTAGGTATTAGAATATATGAATCAGATACTGTGCAGAGAATAGTGCATGGTAAGAAACAGCTTGACAAACAAGACTAAATAGTGTATAATATATGAGTATTTTAACTACTTTAATATCTCCTCTAGCTGGTTTAGCAAAGAATTATTTATCTAACAAAGCTGAACAAGCTAAAGCAAAGCATGAAGCTAAGATGAATGTTATCCAAAATGATGCTGACTGGGAAGCTAAGATGGCTGAGGCTTCTGCGTCAAGCTGGAAAGATGAGTTCTGGACTTTAGTGTTGTCAGTGCCTATCTTCATGGTTGGTTACGCTATTGTTGTTGGTGATATGACAGTAGTTGATAGAGTTCAAGAAGCATTCGTAGCGTTAGGTAGTCTCCCAGAGTGGTATCAATACCTGTTGTTTATAGCCATCAGTGCCAGCTTTGGTATTAAAGGCGTAGACAAACTAATGAACATGAGGAAGTAGGGATGGTAGATGTTGTTTCATTAAATAGCCCTTTTGACGAGCAACCAGATGCTTTTGCGTCTACTGTAAATACTCCTGTTTTTACTGATGAAGATGTAGTTGACGATAATATAGCCCCTATGGTAGAACAGGCTTATAATACAGGCGATTTACGCGATGTTGTTTCACAGCCTTATTATGGTTTAACACAAGACCAACGAAAGACCTATGCCGAAGAAGGTATAACGAAAGCTACGCCTCTTCTAGCAAGTGGGCCTTTTATTCCAGATGAATCTATACTGGCTCGTTTTACTACAGGAACAGCTACTACAGAAGATCAGCAAAAACTTCAAGAAACACAGCAGTCTATATTTGATAATAGAATGGCCGGTAAATTTGGATTAATAGGAGAAGAAGATTTTTCTACAAACACCTCAGAAATATATAAAGAAGCGTATAAAAATTTATCTTCTTTAAAAACAGAAGACCCTGAACAATTTGTTAATGTTTTTTCAGGTTTAACATCCCAGCCTCGACTTGCTTATTTATATAAGGAATTACAAGCAGGGAATATCAACGATGAAGAATATGCAGAAACTGCTTTAAATATTTTAAGACAAGAAAATCCTTCTCGTCCATATTTTACAGACAACGGTAAAGTATATACTTGGAATACTGAGGATACTAGCGGTACTCCTAACGAGGTAATGCTTAGACCTAACGAGGTCTGGAACATGCCAGCAGGTGACGAAGTACGACAAGAAGATTATTTTTTAGACCATATAGGTAGGATGGGTAAACATACTGATGATTTTGACGAAAGTTTCGTAGGAGGTTTTTTAAATAGTCCTATAGTTTCAATAGCAGGCATGGCTAATCCTATTGTAGCATTAGCAACTACAGCCACTAAAGCAGCTACAGGCATGAAAGTATCACCTATGGAAATAGCCAGTGGTTTGTTGACTGGACTAGAGATGGCGGGGGTAGTTAAACCTCCTAGCTTAACTCCTATGCCAGCAGGACAAATGGGTACACCTCTACCAAACGCAGGCACTGGCTTGTTCGGCTCTTCCTATGCACAAACACAGACAGCCTTGAACGTAGCAGCCGCAGGAGATGTCAAAGGTGCTGCTATAGCTTTAGTAGGTGATAACCTAATCAAAGATGGCTTAGACGGTATAGGTTTAGACCAAGCAGCTATTGAAGGTGCAGGTATCCAGTATGATGACTTCCAAGCTGGTATAGGAAAGACGGTACAGAAGTTAGCGGAAGGCGAAGAGTTGGACGAGGCTTTGGCTCATGGTCTAGGTAAGTACATCAGAGAAGGTGGTACACTAGGTAGCATTGACTTGCCTTCTGTTGATCTTGGTATTGACCTAGGTGGTATAGAAAAACTTGCAGAAGATTTAGTACGTCCTATAGGAGCAATAGCAACAGACCTTGCTCATTTTGTTGAAGACGGCGCACAAGCAATAGGAGAAGCTACTAGACCTATAATTAAGGCTATAGAAGAACCACTGAAACCTGTTGGCGATGTTATTGAAGATGTCGCTCAAGCATCAGGAGATGTTATTGAAGATGTTGGTCAAGCAGTAGGAGATGTTGTTGAAGATGTAGCTAAACCTGTTGGCGATGTTATTGAAGATGTAGCGCAAGGCGCTGGTGATGTGTTGTCAGATTTAGACACCGCAGTTAGACAGGCTTTACCTAATACTTCTATAGACTTACCTAGCGTAGACTTACCTAGCGTAGACTTCCCTAACTTAGGACTCAATCCATCATTAGGTTCTACAGGTATGTTGGAGTTGAAATACCCCTCGGCTACACGCACAACAGATGCTTTGTTTGGTGACGAGTTGTTTGAGTTTAAAACTGAAATAGGCGTGGAAGAAGAACCTTTAGAATACATAGATTTAAATCAACCGGCAGAGAACTTTTTTGAAGACACAATTAATGAGCGACAACAACGGAGTTACATGTTCTAATGACTTACTTACAATTAGTTAACAGCGTATTACGCAGATTGCGAGAGGACGAAGTAACTACTGTTGCTCAGAACTCCTACTCTAAACTTATAGGTGAGTTTGTTAATGATTCTAAACGCACCGTAGAAGACGCTTATGACTGGACTGCTCTGCGTACTACATTAACTGTGTCAACTACAACAGATACATTTAACTATGTACTCACTGGCTCACAGAACAGAATGAAAATACTTGATGTTATTAACGACACATCTAACTTTTTTATGCAGTATAAAACCTCACGTTGGATGGATCAGGCATTCTTGATAGACGAGCCACCTATAGGCGCACCCCAGTTCTACAGCTTTAACGGTGTCAATGCCGCAGGTGACAACGGTGTAGACCTCTATCCTAAACCTGACAAGGCTTATCAAGTACGCTTCAATGTGGTACTACGTACATCAGAGTTCACAGCAGACACAGACAATATGCAGATACCTTCCTCTCCTGTAGTTCAGCTTGCTACAGCGTTGGCGGCTAGAGAACGTGGAGAGACTGCTGGTACATCAGCGGCAGAGTTGTTTGCCTTAGCTGATAACACATTGGCTGATGCTATTGCTATTGATGCTTCACAACATCCTGAAGAAACTATCTGGTATTCTTAAATGGCACAACAACTACAGAACATTACAGTAGCTGCACCAGGATTTGCTGGTCTTAACACACAGGACTCACCTATTGGTGTTGATCCTTCGTTTGCCGCTATTGCAGACAACTGTGTTATTGACAAGCTAGGCCGTATTGGTGCGCGTAAAGGATGGACAGCAGTATCTACTAACGGCTCTTCTGTGCTAGGCAGTAGCCGTGGTATTGAAACTGTACATGAGTTTATAGATAACTCTGGTGACAAGGTTGTACTGTCAGCAGGCAACGCTAAAGTATTCAAAGGTACTACAACCTTAACAGACATTACTCCTAGTAGTTACACACCTACAGCTAACAACTGGAAAACAGTATCACTAA